GGCGAATTGAAGGCTCTAGCAAATTTGTGGGTATCAGAGGGTCATGAACATAGTAATTTTCTTCGGGAAGATGGAATCATCGAGCATCTGATGAATGCTCTGCATAGTGGGTCTAGAAACACGCTACAAGACCACAATTATTTGCATCCAGCATATATTAAAAGCTCACTTGCTGTTGCTCGAGACTGTAATTGGGTAGTCAGGATGCTCTGGAAAGCGTTGGTTGGTGATGATGAGGATGCGCATTTCGCGAGCATTGCATCAGCGTTAGCATATTATATGGGCTTGCGTTTTAATGGATTAACTCTGAATCCTTTAAAACAAATGTTTGGATATAAAAGAAAGTTGAGTGTACTGAGGAAAGAAACGACAAACGCTTGTGGGCTGGCACATACGTTTTTGCAGAGACTGCAGGTATCAGCAGGAATTCCGACACGCCCATTATCAAGAATAATAGCTACGCTAGCATCTGGAAACTGGTATGCTGAGCCTGGAATATGGTTTGATAGTGCAGTGGCTAGTACGAGTGACAACTGGTGGGAGTGTGTGACGAGAGGAATGCGCCTGCGTACGGCACAGATTTTGGCAAGAGAGACCATTGACAGACTGATGATAGTGAGACCAACACGCGATGATGTAGAAGAAGAAGAGATAAAATATCTTGAGTGGTGGAAATATGCAGGTCTGAATGACCACCCCTTGTGGCGTGGATCAGGAGCTGGAACACAATCAATGCCTGTGATTCCAAGCAAGCCAGTACCCATGAAATTCTGGCCAGCGACGGCGACACTGGACTGGATGCGTCGGGTGGTGCACATCATATCGCAACTGCGTCCGACACGTGTTGAAGAATATGCACATTATTTGTTGCGAGAGAGCATTGGGACGTCGGCACATCATTATAGACAGCGGACACAGCGTGACCAATGCCGCCTGTTTTGGCCTGAGCGGGAATCACTCGAGAGGCAGGCAATTGTGACAAGAGCGTTAGAGGTCCCTGTGAGCAGAAAGATGCTTTTGAGTTTGTACAATGCATTTCCAGTTAGGCGCAGACCATTGGATTTGGAGGAACAAATTGCACGCCTAGGAATTGATGCATACTTATACAATCTCTGTGGTGCAGAGGTTGATCTGCTAAGCATGGTCAAGAACAGTGATCTATCGAGGTACGCATCAGTGTTGCCAAAGAAGATCAACGCTGAGCGAATTGAATTAACGGACTCTGCTTTGAGAGCGTGGTCGGCATCATTAGAAGTGCAGTCACCGTACTTGCACAGGTCAATCACACGTGTACCAAGTCGCGTCGTGAGATATATATATATTCCGAATGCGGGCGGCAAGACGTGGATATCTGAGCACACATCGTTGTGTGTTGATATGGATGTAGCAGTGTATAAACGCGTAGGATGGAAACGTCGTACAGCACTTGAAGACGATGATATGCCATTTTGGTATGAAGGTGGACGAGCTGCAATCGAGGAGGCCAGACAACGTGAGTGCAATATTGTACTCGGACAATGGCCTTTTAGGGCATTAGATAAAGCAGCAGAACGCATGCACATAGATCTGCAACTTGAAGTGCTACATGTTGAACTTGATGTTATCAGAGGGCGTTTGCTTGCACGTGAAAACTTCACTGAAGAAAAAGCAGAAGAGTACGTTCGTCGTGCTGAAAGGATATACAACGAGGTACAACAAGCAGAAGAGAGAGGCAGACGTGTTTTGCACTGGTACACCAATGAAGATATACTAAAATCTTTACTATGAATTATATTTTGTAGTGGGGATCAATAAGCGGACACGAGGAGTGTGT